TTGCAGTCTCGTTTGTAACTGTACCTCGTGGATAAATCGAAGTATTTGGATCATCTGGTCTTGGGTTTGGATCGTTAAATCCAAGTTTGGGATTTCCTTGTTCGGTTGGTATACCGGCAATGGAACCCATAATCACGGGCCTTTGTGCTTCTTCTCCATCTAAAAAGAAACCCACAACCCACGAACCTTCAACGAGCCCGGTTGCCGATTGACCGACATCACCCATTGCTGCAGACGTAATAGCTTGGATTGGTTGTGCCCATGGTAAATTATCTGTTGGTGTATCACCTTTGCTCTGGGAATGAAACCCATAACACCTTACACGACAACGTCCCAATTGCAGAGGATCATTCCGATCCTCGACGACACCCATCCACCAAGTAAATTGTGTTCCCATATTAAGCATTAAAAATCATCCAATGGTGGTAAAGGTTCTCTAGATTCTTCTTCGACTTTTTTGCCATAAACGTCTTTTACACATTCTATAGTAGTAAAAAAAGACATATCCTGAACATTAATTGTATGACGCACAGCTGTTACAAAAAACCTTTTGTTATAAAGTAAATTTGCTCTTCGTAAATATTCCTGCACTTCTGTATTCTGAGGCAGTGTAAGTTCTACTATTTGCCCAACCTCAAGATCACTATTTCCTGGAACTGTAACCTCGATTACAATATTGTTTAATTGAACTCGAGATAAAACATCATACGATAAAAACTCATGAAGTTTACGAGGGTTTCTTATTTGTTGATCTGTTTCGACTGCCGGATTGGCAAAGAATGGATCGTATACTTTTTCTTTTACATATGTCACCTGACGTGGATCACCAATATTAGATGGTATAAAATATTTGTAGGACGATTTTGATACCTTCTTAAATACAGAATTTTTTGCATATAATTTCTCGTTAGGTTTCTTTTCCAAGTGTGAGAAATTTTCTGCATCTGTATCATATGTAAATGTAACTTCGGTAAACTTTTTTAGAATCGGATCAATCGTTTCAATATCATGGCTGTATAAACCATTCTCGATATTTTCAATCGTATCGAATTGTTTTAAAACTCGTACATCTTCAATGAGTTGCCGAGGGTGAATTACATCACCACCATCTGTGAGTGGTTTTTCGGTGGATGCCTCACTTAAATAAAACTTTTCAAATACCTCACCTTGCATGAGACTATCAATGGTTCTAAAATTCCAACCATCATACGATTCATAAAATACAAAATTAGATGCTTCACTGTTATCGTTTAAATTTTCAGATGAATCTAATTTACCTGCAAAATTATAGGTACTGAGATTTGAACCGGACTTTACCCTGCCTTCTCTTGCTGCCATATTAATTGCCGTAAATGGTTTTTCGCCTGGAAAATTAAGATTTAAATTTTGTAAACTATCTTGAACTTTTAGATTTTTCTTTTTTACAATATAATGTTCAGCCTCAGTTGGCTTAAGAAACTCATCGTAGATATTTCTTGTGATTACATCTGCTGTTAAATCCTTATAGGATTTCTTTACCGACAGTCGGTGATTATTAATAACCTCTTGAGAAACACCGGACAAAACATATGTTTCGTTTCTTTCCGCACCTTTTTTACGATTACTTACTTTATAAATTCTAAAAATATAAGTGCGGTAATCTAAAAAACCTGGTGTGCCTAATTTCAACGAAAGTGTTTCATCACCAACGATTGGTAGAAATTCCACAAGTCCCATAGCATCTGTAATTACGAGTTCACAATAAATTCCATTATCCATAAGATCATGGAATATATCTATGCCCATAACTATATCTTTAATGTTTAAGGCATTTTTACGAAAATTAAATAGAGTACATTCAGCGAGATCTATATTTTTCGCATTATACCGTTGTGATGATAAAGACGCCATTATTCAAAAATGCTTTCCGCTTCGGAAATAAAGTTATCAACATATTCTGATCTTAAAACACGAATATTTCTTTTTGCATCGTTTAATTCCTCTTCGTATGTATAGTTCGACACCTCACGTTTGGAATCAACTGGCAAACCAGCATAGGTAGTTGCATCAACAATTAATTTCTTTTCTGGTACAATTGTGTTATCATAAAGGACTTGTTTTGCTTGATAGATCCATTCATAATGATGGGTCGTATTTAGTGCAGATTCAACTGTAGTATATTTTGCTTTAATGAAATTAATAAATGGCTGATAATCTAGAGGCCAATCATAGTATGGATCCAACATATCATTCACAACATAAATGATCCAATCGAGAGTTACATCATCATAATATCTATGAGCAATAAACTGCGCAGTCTGTCCTTCCTCAACATCGTGCCGATAATATGCTGCGGTTCTATCTCTCCATGAATCCTTAATCCTATATCGAACCAAAGGATTTTGGATTGTTCTTGGCTTATTATTTTTTAACAGATCATAATTAATCTGTGGGTGATTTTGGAAAAAATGTGCCATTTTTATCTATCGCTTGACTGAATATCACCACGCGTGATGATAGATGTCTCCTGGAATGAGAGCTCTAATTGAACTGATACTGGTGCCTTTTTACCATCCTGGCTTGTATGATACATCGGACCATCTGGATGATAATTTACAGAAATGGATTTTAATACAGATGGAGCCATATTATAAAGAAAATCATCGTAATGAAAATCAACATCAAACTGGTCTGGATAAGATAGAAAAACAGACTGTCCAGCAACCTGGCCAGGTGTACCACGACCTGGAGCGGCATGATATTTTAGAACTCTCACAATATCATAAATTGATTGTGATTCTTTATAATTTCTTGCCACTAACTTCCAAGAAAAACTATGTTCTCTCATCGCCGGTGCATCGTAAATAAGAGCCTGAAATGGATTTCTGGCAATACCAGCACCACCCAAAGCACCCTTTGTGATATTTTGAAGACCGGGTGTATTTTCCGCAATGGATGTAACCTTTGTGGCGGCCCCAGCAATAACACCCTCAATATCTGTTCCTGATGTAGCTTGTTCAAAAAGACTTTTAGCATTAAATTTACCTTGACGTATTTGACCAGCAGCTGCGCCTGCAGCCTGTGCTGCAAAAGCTCCCTCTGGGCCTAATGATTCTGCATTATAGCCATGGCTATATCCAGTCGCAAGATTTGCAGGCATGGGCAAAAAGATTCTACAATAATCATCATTAATTGCAGAATCTTGTCTTCGCATTAATTTATGTGCAAAGACTCTAATTGCACACCAATGGTCTAGGCTAGCAATATCATCTGGAAATCTTAAACTCTTTGCACCATCATTTCGCAGCTTGGAAGCAAGTGCTGTACCGCGAACCGCGGCGCCTTCATTTCTTTTTGGTACGATAGGGGATGCTTGGGTACCCATATAAATAATTCCTTTGAATCTTTTAAGATATTTATAATGGCAAGCCTCAAAGGTCGTTTTAAACCAAGAAATACTAGCAAATATAAAGGTGATCCCACGAATATCATCTATCGTAGCTCGTGGGAACTCAAGTTTATGAATTTCTGTGATTTAAGAGAAGATGTGTTACAATGGCAATCCGAAGAGTTTTTCATACCATATAAGAATCCAATAGATGGTAGAATGCATAGATACTTTCCAGATTTTTTGGTAAAGGTACGTAATTCATCTGGTATTGTGGAAACATGGGTGGTCGAGATTAAACCTAGCCATCAGACTAAGGAACCTCGCCCCCAAAAGAGAATGACCAAAAAATATCTTAATGAAGTCAAAACATATGCAATCAACAAATACAAATGGGACTATGCCGAAGATTGGTGTAAAGACCGTGGATACAAGTTTGTAATCTTCACGGAACGAGAACTCAATATCAAGTGAATCATTATAAATAATGAAAAGGAGTTTTCATGGTCGCATATGTTTTTGATCGAATCCTTGCACAAGGTGTAAAGGAAAATCAAATACCAGCACGAACAAATGCATCTCGAGAATGGTTTAGAGAGAGGGCTTCCTCTACTCGTATTTCTCCAAATGCATTAATTCGTGGTGCGGCTCAGAAGGAAGGCGGTAGCGCATTATTATCAAGGCCGATTCAAGGTCAATCTGGTGTTGGTAGAATGTACACGTTCTTTTATGACCCCAAAACAAAAAGAGAATTACCATATTATGATAAGTTTCCATTGATCTTTATGCTGAAACCGCTTGATGATGGATTCCTAGGTTTAAACTTACATTATCTACCACCTCAGCTTAGAGCAAGACTGATGGATGGTCTATATGATTTGGCAACTGATAAAAGATATGATGAGAATACAAGACTGCGCCTTTCATACGAGAGGTTACAATCAGCTGCCAAATTTCGTTTTTTCAAGCCTTGTATTAAAAGATATTTAAAGAATCATGTGAGATCAAGATTCGTACTGATTGATTCTACCGAATGGGATATGGCACTATTTTTACCAACGGAAAGATTTGTTAAAGCAAATAAGAACAATGTTTGGCGAGAGAGTCGTCAAGCAATACGAGGACGATAATGGCTTTTAATATTAACCGATTTACCGCGGCTATAAATGATACGGGTGCGGCCCGTGCTGATTTCTTTGAGGTAAGATTTACTGGACTGCCACTCGGTTTAGGCATTAGGGATACTCAAAATTTATCTCTACGAGCCGAACAAGTAACTGTCCCACAAAGGGCGGTCACACCAATCGAATATCGCGATTATGGTGTTCCATATAAAATTGGTGGTATTCCAAACTACATTGAAATTGATATGACATTTATTTTAAGTGATGATCTCCAGGAGAGAGAATTCTTTATGGCTTGGCAAGATTTAATTACTGGTCAACATCGACGAAAAAATGGAATCTCGCGAGGTAAAGAATTTGATATTGGGTATTTTGATGATTACAAATGTAGTGGTATTGAAATTTTACATTTTACGGGCAAGCTGGATGATGAATTGACACCTTCGCATTCAATTAAATTAATTGATGCATATCCGTTAAATGTTGCGACACTCAGTCGTACTTGGGCTCAGCCTGAAATCTTAAAACAACAGGTGACATTTACCTATCGGTACTTTACTGAAGAGACTCTTACATCTCTTCCATTTAATGATCCTGATATTAATATTACCGATGTTAGGAATGAAGCAAGAATTCGACAAGAAGGTGAATTTGGAAATTAACTGAACTGAACTGAATAGGAGTATACTATGCCTTTACCAAAATTGGTGACACCAGAATTTACGGTGATGATTCCATCTACAAAGGAACCGGTGAAAATCAGACCGTTCCTTGTAAAGGAAGAAAAAGTTTTATTCATGGCACTTGAGGGACAGGATGCCAAAGAAATAGAAAATGCAATTCTCAATGTATTGGAGGCTTGTATTATCACACCCGGTATCAATCTACAAAAGTTGCCATCATATGATATTGAATATCTATTTCTACAACTGAGAGGTAAGTCAGTTGGTGAAGAGATTACAATGCTAATGAGACATATGGATAATACCGACTGTAAACATGTTACTGAAGTTAAATTCAATGTAGATGAAATTAATGTAAAATTTAACGAGAATCATATTGATAAAATTGAGATTGGTAATGGGATTGGAATTAAATTTAAGGATCCATCTCTTTCGGAATTGGTAAATGGCACAATTAATATTACCGATGATGAATATGATATGGTAACTGGTGTCGTAGCAAATTGTATTGAAATGATTTGGGATGCCGATAATGTATATGATGATTTTACTATTGATGAAGCAAAAGAATTTTTGGGTGAAATGACTCAGGAACAATTTGTAAAGCTACAAACTTTTTTTGATACCATGCCAAAGTTGAGTAAAAATATCGAATGGAATTGTACGGCATGTGGTAAAAGTGATAGTATTGTTGTAGAGGGGCTACAGAATTTTTTTACATAGCACTCAGCCATGATTCATTGGCCAATATGTATAATACTAATTTTGCTTTAATGCAGCATCATAAGTATTCATTGGCTGAGTTAGAAAATATGATACCATTTGAACGTGAACTCTATACACAGCTATTATTACACCATTTAGAAGAAGAAAAACGAAGGTTAGAACAAAATGGCTGAACTCCAAGACCTATTGGAACGGATGAAACAAGAGGGAGATCTTATTCGCAATTCGGGTAAGAATTCTCTAAAGCAGACAAATCGTATTCTCGGTGAAATGAATACGGAGCTTGTAGCAATTGGCAAGAGTCTTGGCGCCATTCGTACGGTCGGTGGTCTAGGTGGTGGGGTAGTACAAGTAGT